CAATCTCAAGCGGCGGCTCTGACATTGTTCGACTCGCTACCGTATAGCTAGCAGGTACAGCCTAATGCGTTGGTACGTGGTCGAGATAAATGCAAAGCTATTGCTGAAATCTGAAACAGAGCCTGAAGAGCTGCCCGCTGACATCTATTCACACATTGCAGAGTTTTTGCCATCTCTAGATCACTTGATGGATCTGGAGGTGGAAAGCTTTCCGCTGCCGGAGGATGTGCATGGATCACCAGATCGAAGGGACGCACCTGATTCCAAAGAAGCAGAATAAGCTGCGGTTTCGTGATCAAATATTCTTGAACTGGGGGTGGTGCTGCGCATATTGCGGCAACATGCTGGGCGAACGTGATGCGACCTTAGATCACGTGAAACCAAAGGCAAAAGGCGGCCTTACGGTGCGTGAAAATCTTGTCGCGTGTTGCCTTGGTTGTAATAGCCATAAAGCGCATCATCCATGGCGCGAATGGTTTCGCAATCAAGAGTTTTGGCTTGAATCGCGCGAGCGCTGGATTGAGCAGTGGATTGAATCGTGAAGCATTGCGCCAACAGCACGCGCGCGACGTTCACTGGTGCAATCAATGCAAAGGCCACCACCTGCAGTGCAGATGCGCCAGGCACCATCAGGGCGTGGTTTAATCTTGCAGCTGCACAAATAGCGCACAACTTGGGGCAAATCTTCCCCCAGTTTGGCGGCACTCAGGCACACCAACTTGGCATCGGTTGGTCTTTGGTGACCATTGCTTGCAGACCCAGCAGGTCAAGCGATCGGGCAATTGCTCGGCTTTGAACTGGCGATAAAACTGAATCGCACGCTGCTGCGCAGTGAACAAATGATTTGTTCCTAAAGCTTTGGTGGCCTTGTGTTCAAGTTTGGGGCCAATCGTTAAATAAGCAACCCAGCCGCGTGCTTCGGGGTCAACATCCAAAATCAAGCGGCCGCCATACAGTGAAATCATGAGCGCCGCCAGATCCGTTCGAGTTGCTCCACCTGTTCACCGTTTTCGTCTAATGGTTGATCATCCATTGGATCAGCAGCAATAAAAACCAACGGGCCATCCATCTGCTTGATGACAACCAAACCAGTGCGGGGGCTTTTGATCAGCAGGCGCAGTGCCCAGTTTTCGAGCTTGGTCAAGAATGGCAGCTTCATGGTTTCACACCTTCGAGCAAACGGTTTAGATACCACTGCCCCTTCTCTAGCGATTCATTGCCGCCTTTCAACCGTTCGCGGAAAATGTACTTAATAATGTTGCCTTTGCAAAAACCCCGAAATTCTTCCGGGGTCAATGCGGCTTCGATTGCGTCGATGCACTCGACTTTGCCCCAGTAGTGTTCTGGGCTGTTGACTTGATCACTCATGGCCAAGACCTTGCATAAAGCCGTGATCGCGCAGTTTGGCGCCAATCTCAAGGCAGTAGTCTTGCCACAGTCCAGTGAAAAGCCCATTCGTGCGACCGCTGCGAATGTATAACGCTTGCATCACGTCAGCACGGCGCTGGTCAAGTTTGACGGCATCAATAGGTTTCATCGATTCGGTTGAGTAATAATTGCAATTCAAGCGAGCGTTCACGGGTGCGTGGCTCGCCTTGTAGCTCTTGCAGTCTGGCGCGAATTAAGCCAGTGATGCGTTGGCGTTCAATTTGAACGCCTGCAGTGTCACTGATTAAATCATGCAGCCGTTTTCTCGATGGCTTCATTGAATTTGATTTTTGCATTAGGCCATCGGTTTTGCGCGTATTTAATTGCTGCCGCTTTATTCTCAGCAGACAAAATTACGCTCATTGGTTGAGACTGAGCCATGTGAACTTTGATGCGGTATTGGCGAGTGCGTTTGCCAGGCACTGGCCGTGACACGCCTTCGCCATATTGGGCGCCTTCATCATCATGGCGCCATTGGAAAGCAGCGGATTCAAACTTAGACATCAGGCAATGAAACTTCAGTGAGGGTCTGTGGTGTCAGCCATTCTATGCGGTTCCACATGCTGCACCAATCGTCAAAGGCAATGGCCTTGGCTTCTTCAAATGATGAGGCTTTGATGCACTCCAGCACGTTGGCATCTTTGATCTGGAAGTAATAGCGATTCATTTGCAAATGACAGCATCAGGTGAATGATGGGCTTGGACGCCATGGTCGTGGATGATTGCCGCGAAAACGATCACAGGCATCAGGAACAAGGCGACGTTTGCGAGCTTGTTGCGCATTGAGGTGAGTGGCGAACAAGCGCATCATGATGCACCGCCGATGGTGCCGCTAGTGGGCTGTTGTAATCAGTAACAACACCGCCGCGGCGTGGTTGCTAGCTTGCTTCTGATACCTCTTCTAGGATGTATCGATCGTTCCGGCTAACGGCAGGGTGTCGGGTCACCACGGGGATGCAGGCGCGTGAGCCGGTTCCCCCTGCCAACCATTGCGTGCAGCAGGCATCAGCTGAAGGCCAACAGCTAGCCCCAATGATGCGGCCAGCAGAAAACCGGCGATTAGGTCGTCTCTTCCCATAGCTTCACCACCGGAACTTTCAGGCATGGTTTGCTGCCTTGATTGCCTGGATTGTCCCAGCTGCAAGCCCACGCCGGTGCGATCACTTCAACCGTAAACCAAGTGTGCTGGCACTCAACGCAAGCGCGACGCCGCACCGCATGATCCTCCGGTCGGTTGTTCGTATCGAGTGCACGCAGCTTGCTGCTGTTGCATTTAGGGCATTTCATCGCGACAAAATAGGGAAACGCAGCACAGTCATGGCCTTAGGTGATTGGATGGATTTTGATGTGCCGATGGAACAGAGATTTGAAGTTGAGCAAGAATGCCGGCGAATCGAGACGCATCCCGAAGCCGGCACACTTGCAGCAATTCTGCTGCGGCAAAATTACATGCTGCAACACCTGCTGAATAAAGCCGTGCATGAAGTCGCACGGCTTGAATCGCAGTTGCCTTAAAACAGCACGTCACCGCCAGTAGCAGCAGCCAGTGATTGCGCAGCCTGATCAACTGGTGCAGGTGGGGCTACAGACGCCGCCTCGGTTTGCTGTGCTTGCTGTGCTGCCTGCTGGGTCTTGTAGTCAGCGCCAAACTGCAAACTGAGATAAGTCTTGCCGCTGGCCGATTGCTTTTGCCAGCCAGACATTTTGACCGGCACCACTTCATCATTCAGGTAATCGCTGCGCTTTAGTTCGGTTTGGCAGGCGTAATGGAGATAAGCGACAAAGTCTTGCAGCTGACTTTTCGGAATCTCAATGGTTCCGGTGAACCCTGGGTAATTTTTGCCAGAATCATAATTTTCGCCATAGATCCGCTTGTGGTCTTCAGCGGTGTTTTTGAAAACATTGCCATTGAACTTGAAATTCATTTTCCTCCGAGGATGGTGGTGTTGGCCTGTTCGTATTGCTCCACCGCGGCCAACGGGTAGAGCACGCGGCCTTCAACTTTCATAAAGTCAGGCCCGCAACCGACGCGACGCCAACGAATCAGCGTCTGACGGTGCAGCTGCCAACGTTCGGCAAGCTGAACATCAGTCAAAAAATCAGAAGATTTCATCAGCAGGCTGTGGCGCGGGCTCCGGCTGTGGTGCATCCTCGACGGTGATCGGCTCGATGTCCATGACTTCTTCTTGACTGTGGCTGATGCCCACCAGCAGATCGGGGATATACAGCCGGCCCCACATGGCCGCGGCCCGGTAACGGATCATCAGGTCAGGCATGGTGCGCCACTTGCTGCCGGATTTTGTGGCCCAGCCTTCAGCCTTGGCCATCGCCATCGTGACCGTTGGGCCTTCAAGGTGGTTTTCGCTGCTGATCTCTTTAGCCACGCATTGGCAGGCCAGATCGTCGCCTTTGCCAGTCACGCGATATTGCAGCGGTTCAAACCGGCCGCAACCGTTGATCAACGCAATGATGAACTGGCTGCTCCAACTAGGGCGGCCATGGATGATATGCAGATTCTGCATAACCTGCAGCGGGCTCAGGTTCATGCGGCCTGCAATTTCAAGCGCCACAAGGCAGTTGGCATAACCCTGCTGCCCTTGAAACTGCTGCGGCACCAGTGTGCTGCTAGCCAATGATTTGGCGATGCGTTGCGCATTGTCGAACGCTTCCATGCCCGCATAGATCGAGCTAGGGCGTGTGGTTGTTAGTGCTGAGTCAGTCATTGAAAAAGGTGAGCTGTGAGGTGGGGCCGTCGATTTGGCCTAGTTCATGTTTCATATCAGATGGCATAAATTCACCATGCAGTTTCTCCTTAGCCCGCAAGTATGCCTCGCGGGCTTGTTCTTCGGTGTCGAAAAGTCCTAAATGTTTTGTCTTGCCATTCAGGCTTATATAAGCACTCCACTTTTTTCGCTGCTTGTTGAAATAATACCCTTTAGCGCCTTTTTGGTTCCATTGGTTTTGTTTCGCGGTTACCTTTCTTAGGTTTTCAATTCTATTGTCTAACGTGTCTCCGTTTATGTGATCTAAAGAAAAATCTAGTGGATCTTCTCGCTTTAGAATTGCCCAGACAATTCTATGGTATAGAATCGGCTGACGATTAAATCTTAAGCGCAAATAACCATTATTGTTATTACTACCCGCCTTATTGCCTGGCTTAACATTACTTGCTGTGGGCCGCTTCCAAATCAACACGCCATCAGATCTATAGGCAAGCCTTCTCCTTAGCTCAGCTATTGGCGGCAGCGGTCGAGGTTTAGGCATCAAAACGTCTCGATGTTGTCGGGAATAGTCACAGGCTCACCAGTGCCAGCACCTGGCAGCATCCAAGGCGGCAGCGTCATCGTCTCCACCTCTTCGCTATAGCTGGGCCAATGATCGGCTGCTTTGCAGACCGCAAGCTTGCCCAGATCTTCACGGGCTTGGATCATGCCCGCTTCAATCATCTCCGCGCTGGCTTCATACACTCCGCACGCATAAGGCGCAGTGGATTCAACGGCCACAAAGATGAAACGCTCAGGCCGCTTGCCAGTCGCTTGCTCGACGCCGTGCAGATACCAGGCCGCTTGCACGTGGTAGCGGTATTGGATCACCGAATGGCGAAACCCACGCGGGCTGGCATCACGTGTGGTCTTTAAATCAACGATGGTTGATCCATCGCTGTGCATGTAATCCGGCCTGCACTTGCACTGCAGCCCATAGGTCTCGTCGGTCCACATAAATGTGTCTTCCGGCTGGCCATCAGCAGCAAGCAACGCAGCTGCACTGCGGTGGCCCAGCACTGACCGCCCCATGGCCATGACCTGTTCAGCGTCTTCACGCTTCAGCACCGTGCGGCCTTGTGCTGCTGTTGTGAAGACGTGCCATTCTTCCTTGCCCGCTTTAGTGCGCCGGTCAATGCCTTCTGGCGCTACGGCATAACGCGCATCCCACTGGTCAAGTTCAAGCACGTGAGTGTGAACAGCTGAACCGATCGCCATCGATGGCGTTGGCTCCGGCGTGGTGCGGTTTAAGTCGATGTAGCGGGCCCAGTAATGCAGCGGGCTGCGGGCGATCTGATCTAGGTGGCTTTTGCTGACCGCCGGGTGCAGGTGGTATGCCTCGTTGTCCATAAACTTGCAGCAGGCGGTTGCATCCTATAGCGTCTGGCTACGTGTTGCAACGCAATGAAGCTCCGGCCCTATCAAGTCCAAGCGATCGACGATGTGCGCACTGCATATATGGACGGCGCACGCTCAGTGCTCCTGCAGCTGCCCACCGGCGCTGGCAAAACGGTGATCTTTTCCCAGATCACCGCCGCCTGCCGCGACAAAGGCCACACCGCACTGATCCTGGTGCATCGACGTGAATTGATCGATCAGGCATCCAGCAAACTCACAGCCTTAGGTGTGCCCCATGGATTCATCGCAGCTGGTTACAAAGCCAGCAACCAAGCCATTCAGATCGCATCAGTGCAAACACTGGTAAGGCGCCTGTGGTCCGTTGCGCATGAGCCGTCGCTGATCATCATCGACGAGGCGCATCACAGCCTGGCCGCCACCTACTGCAAAGTCTTTGACTACTGGCCGAACGCCTTCCGCCTTGGCGTATCAGCAACACCCTGCCGGCTTGATGGCCGCGGCCTACGCCATGCCTTTGACACCCTTATCTGTGGCCCATCGGTTGAAGAGCTGACGCAGCAAGGCCATCTCTGCAAAGCGGACTTATTCGCGCCGCCGATCAAAGCAGACTTCAGCAAACTTCGCATCGTTGCTGGTGACTACCCGGCCAGCAAGCTATCGGAGCGGATGAACAAACCCACCATCACTGGTGATGTAATTGACCACTACCGCACCAAGGCAAACGGTCATAAAGCCATTGCTTTCTGCTGCGACACCAAACACGCGGACGCCGTAGCAGCATCATTCCGCAATTCAGGCATCAGCGCTGAGACATTGCTTGGAACCACGCCAACAGCAACGCGCGATCAAGTGGTTGCAGATTTTGCTGCCGGCAAGGTTCGCGTGCTTGCCACTGTTGATGTTGTCTCAGAAGGGTTTGATTGCCCAGATGCAAGCTGCGCCATTCTTCTGCGGCGCACCATGTCTGAAGCGCTCTATCTACAACAGGTCGGGAGGGTATTGAGGCCATCGAAAAACAAGACGCACGCCATCGTGTTGGACCATGTTGGTAACATTGCGAAACATGGGTTCCCGGACGATAACCGCAATTGGAGCCTGCAAGATCGCAAAGGCCCACGGTCTAAGGGTGCGCCACCAGCGCCAGCCGTAAGGCAATGCCCCGATTGTTACGCCGCATTTAAGCCAGCGCCGATCTGCCCATGCTGCGGGCATGAGTTCAAGATTGAAAGCCGCATCCCGGAGCAGCAGGATGGCGAGCTGGTGAAGCTTGAACGCAAGGCAGCAGACCGCCAGCGCAAACGTGAAGTCGGCCAGGCGCGATCATTAGAACAGCTGCAAGCAATCGGGCGCGAGCGCGGATATTCGCCCGGCTGGGCGTTTAAATTACATGCAGCGAGGAAAGGCAAATGAATAATTATATTTTTTCAACCGGCGGTGGTGTTCAATCGACAGCCTGCTTAGTGCTAGCGGCACAAAGGAAAATACCTTATCAAACTTTTATCTTCTCAAATGTTGGAGACAAGGCAGAATCACCCGCCACCATCAAATATATAAATGAAGTAGCAAGACCTTACGCTAAAAAATACGGCATCGAATGGATTGATGTTGCATGGGTTGACCGTGAAGGTAGACAGCGTGATCTATACGATGATTTGTTATCGTCAGAGCGCAGCATCAATATTCCTGCCTTTATGCCTGGCGGGATGCCCGGCAATCGCAACTGTACCGTTTCGTACAAAATCAAACCCATCGCCAAGTGGATCAAAAACAACGCACCAGGCTGCACGCTTGGTAAAGGCATCAGCACAGACGAACCACACCGTGCCACGCCTAGTCGTGAGTCTGACGGCTACACCAGTGCATACCCTTTAATAGAGCTTGGCTATAGCCGATCTGACTGCCTCAAGATTGCGAAGGATGCTGGCCTTCCGCAACCGCCAAAGTCATCGTGCTGGTTCTGTCCGTTTAAGACGACTGACCAATGGGTGACAATGCGACGTGAACAACCTGAGCTGTTTGCCAAGTCGGTCGAGCTTGAGCAGGTGCTGCAAAAGCGCCGCGCCAACCTCAACAAAGATGCTGTTTACCTCAGCAGCATCGGCGGGCGCAAGGAAGTGGATCTTGTTGACGTTATCCCTAATCAGCTTGGGCTTTTTGGATGGGAGGAAGAGGAGGGCTGTGAGTCTGGCTATTGCATGACGTAATGCACTCCGGGTGGTGTATATTGGTTGCACGAGGGCATCACCCCGCTACCTCGTAAAAGCGATTGGGTGCCTCGGCAGGAGATGAGAGACCTGCAGGTTTGCTATCGCCTCATGACGTTTTCCGCGAAAACGCAAGAGGCAACAAAATTCACACCTGCACGCATGGGCGCTCGCACGCTTTACCCAGCACCACCCTGCCCGGATTGCAAAAAATCCAGCAGGGTTTACAACACCGCATACACAGAAGACGGTCAGATTCTGCGGAATCGTCACTGCGACTGGTGCGGGAAGCGTTGGTGGACGCTGCAGACGCAAGAGACCAGCCTTGATCCGCTGACGCATCGCGTGGAGCTGCCTTCGTCGTTCAGGAACAACAAACACCTGCCAGCGCGCATCCTGCGCATCACACCATGCAACAACTCGCCTGGGTCGCCGTCATCTTGACGCTGCCCATCATCCTGCTGCTGCGCATCACTGAACCCCGCCACGTCACGATCAAGCGGCTAAAGCGCAGCGGGCACACTTGGGAGCAAATCGGCAAACGTTACGGAAAGTCAACGAGCACAGTCCGTCGATGGTCATGCCCTGCCGGTGGTGTATGATTAGTGCATCGGGGGAGACCCCGCCACTCGCACTCAAACAATGCTCGCCACCTTCACCGCCAAAGTCGCCACCCTCAACGCTTCCGACCTGCGCAACCTCTACACCGAGCTTTTCCGTCAAGAGATGCCCTTCGAGTGCATCGACGTAGTGCTTACACGCCTGATGGATCTTGAAGGCGTCGAAGCTGTCGAAGCCTTCATCGATTCGGTCGCCTGACCCTTGCCAGATGCACCCGCTGTGGTGCATAATTAGTTCAAGCCCGAGAGGGCGCCACACACAGACAAGCAAATGCAAACCGCTTCTACTTGGGACATCGTCTGCGCCGCTAACCAGCAACTTCGCGCAACTGATCGTTCAATAAAAATCAACCAATACTTCCCCGGCAAATACGAAGTCATTTGCCTAGACGAGAACGGCGCCACAACTGCTAAGCGCATTGGCAAAAAAATGGACGAGCAAGAAGTTCGCACCTTTATCGCTGAAGTCGTTTTTGCCTGATCCCCTCCCGCCGGGGAGCCTGCAATACAACAGCGGCGATGCCGTAAATACAGGGCACGTGTGTGGCGTGATCTATCCCCCGGCAGCCTTACCCTGAAGCATGTCCGAAACCGATCTTCAGCAACGCATCAGGCTGGCCCTAGGTCAACGGCCTGACTTGCGACTATTTCGCAATAACACCGGCACGCTGCCAGATCCACGCACCGGTAGGCCCGTGCAATTTGGCCTCGCCCGTGGTTCCGCTGATCTGATCGGCTACCGCACCGTGACCATCACCCCCGACATGGTGGGGCAACAGGTCGCGGTGTTCACCAGCCTTGAAGTAAAAACACCCACCGGCCGTATCCGGCCTGAACAGACCAACTGGCTGCACACCATCAAGCGCGCTGGTGGTATCGCCGCAATCGTTCGATCAATTGATGACGCGCGTGACGCCATAGACCCATCAGACTCGCGCGCGACAGGTTGCTAACCCTGCTAACCCTCGGCACGATCTAACGGCTACCCGCACCGGAGCCGTATGGCAGCAATCGCCGACCAACTAACAGCCATCCCCGACGACTGGGCCTTAGTCGCTGTCGGCAACGACAAACGGCCCTACATGCCGCAATGGCAGAAAAACCCACTAACGAAGCGTCAAGTTGAAGCCGAGCTATCTGCAGGCCGTGCCGTAGCTGTTGGCGTCCTGGCCGGCCCTGCATCCGGTGGCCTGCTGTTCGTTGATCACGACGGCCTTGGCGCCTCTGAAGTGCTTGAGTCTCTTGGCACCAGCCTGCAAGAGCTGCCCAAGTCCTGGGCCGTCACCTCCGGCCGTGATGGACGCCTCCAGATCATCTACAGCGTCCCTCAACCCTTTTGGGAATCAATCCGCACCACAAAACTGCGCAGCAGCATCAAAGGCGAGCAACTCGAACTCCGCTGGACTGGCTGCCAATCCGTCATCCTCGGCCGTCACCCCATCACCGGCTCATATCGCTGGCTGTCAGGCCGCGGCCCTAATGATCTGCCCATCGCTGAAGCGCCATCCGTGCTTCTAGCCGCCATGCAGCGCATCGAGCAGGCGCCGCTGCTAACCACACCTTCAGACATTGACGACACCGAACGCGCGCGCGCATACCTCGACAACATCCCCGGATCACTCGCAGACGATTACGACGAGTGGGTAAAAGTCGGCATGGCGCTACATAGCGTCGGCAACGATGCATTGCTGGCCGACTGGATCCAATGGTCGGCCGCATCCGGCAAATTTCACCCCGGTGAATGTGAAGCCAAGTGGCGCACATTTAAAGCCGACACTGGCGGCGTGGGCCTCGGCACATTGCACCACCTAGCAGGTGGTATCAGCCCAAGACAAGTGGCACTCAATGCACTAAAAGGTGCCCTAGGTGCGGAGCATCCCAAAGCGCAAGCCGCTGAACAATCATCCGGCGGCAAACTCATCAAGCTTGAAAAAAATGAACTCCTAACCCTGCTCCGTCAGCAGCTGAATGGGCGCCTTCGCTTCAACATCTTCACCCAAGCAATCGAGCTAGATCAGCAGCCAATTCGCGACATCGAGCACTACTACCTCCAACTGGCGCAGCTCGGCATCAACGCATCGAAAGAGCTGGCCACTGATGCGTTGGTCTATGTCGCCAAGGAAAACCAGTTTGATCCGGTCCGCGCATACCTCGACCGCGTGGCTGATGAGGTGGAGCCATGCGCCATTGATGCGCTCAGCACCCGTTACCTGCGGCCACAGGACGCTCCTGGGTCGCTTTATGACCACATGGTCCAATGCACCCTTATCGGCGCTGTCAGGCGCATATACGAGCCTGGCTGCAAGCATGACGCCGCCACCGTGCTCATGGGCCCGCAAGGCTGCGGCAAATCCACCTTCTGGCGCAACCTCGGCGGCGCATTCTTCTCCGATGCCCTTGGTGACATCAACAGCAAGGACGATCGCCTGCTATTAGGCCGCGCCTGGCTCATGGAGTGGGCCGAGCTTGATGCCATCACCAGCAAGCGCCACGCCGGCCAGGTCAAGGCGTTCCTCACGCAGCAGACCGACACCTACCGCGTGCCATATGGCAAGGCCGTCGAAGATTTCCCACGCCGCGGAATCATCGTCGGCTCCACCAACCGCGAAACCGGCTTTCTGATCGATGACACCGGCAACCGCCGTTTCTGGGTGGTGCCAGTGACCGTGGACGGAATGATCGAAGTCGATGACCTGCTTCTCAACCGAGACGCGATATGGGCCGCGGCAGTCCATGCCTACCGGGCCGGAATTG